GTCGGACGGTAAACTGGTTTATTTAAGCGGTAGAAAAAAAGGCAAGCAGGGAAGCAATCCGTCATTTTTTGTAAACGACGAAGCGAACGAAATCACAAACAAAGGACAGTATTCAGATAAAAAGCAAGGTATGGGCGCAAGACTTCAACCGCTTGCGCTTGTCATAAGTTCCGCAGGTATTACGCCTGAAAGTTTATACGAAATGCTTTATGACCGTGATTCTAAAATATTAAATAAAAAAGTATTCAGCGACAGGGAACGTATATTCCCGATAATTTATGAAATCGACGAAACCGACAAAATAGAAGACGAAAGTTGTTGGATTAAAGCAAATCCGTGCGTGGATAGGGGCTTGCCATCCTTAAATTATTTGCAACAACTTTACGAAAACAGCAAAGACGATCTGCTTGAAAAAGCTAAATTTACGGCGTTTAATTTGAATCGGCTAATCGGAGCAAGTATCGACTACTACGATATGGTTGAAATTAAAAACTGTATGGACGAAATAAAAAAAGAAGACATTTACGATACGTACGCTGTCGGCGGAGTTGATTTGGCGGAAGTTACGGATTTATGCAATTCAACGGCAAATATATTGACCGAAGACGGAAGAATGATTATTTTACAAGCGTATTTTATTGCGGAAGAAAGGTTGGCGAAAAACAGCAAGAATGACAATATGCAATACGATTTGTTTACAAACCTAAAAACAAATTGCGAGGCAACAAGTAAGATTGTTATCGTCACTCCCGGAAGCACAGTTGATTTTCACGCGGTTACGCAGTGGTTTCGTATGCTTCGCGACGAATACAAAATAAACTTTTTAAAAATCGGATACGACAGGGCAATGTCGAATTACTGGGTCAAGGATATGGAAGAAAGCGGTTTTAATCACGAAACAGTAATTTACGATAAAGAAAATCATACTGAAGAACGCGACGACGGAGTATTGACCGCGGTTGCGCAGGGCGGATTTACACTAAGCGGAGCGATTAAAATTACTAAAAGTTTGTTCTCCGATAAAAAGTTTTTAATTGATAAAAGCAATAAACTGTTTGCATATTGTTTTTATAATCTTAAAATCAGAATCGACACAAACAATAATATGACGCCCCATAAATCACATTCGCGTGGTCATATCGACGGTGCAATCGGATTATTTAACAGTTACGTTGCGTATGAACGTGCAAAAGAACTGCCTTGCTACGCAGACACAATTTCAAAATATTTCAAAATTTGATTGACAAATAAAAAAAGAGTGTTATAATATTTATATAATAATGACACTAAAATGACAAAATAATGACAAGTTTATGACAAGTACATTATTTTTTTAAATAGGAGTTTAAAAAATGGGTCTATTTTCGAGAAGCAAAAAAACAGAATATAGGTCTATTATTAAAGAATATTACGGGAATAATATAAATTATTTTACTTGGAATTTGGCAAATAATATTTATAATATTCCCGAAGTCCGTAACGCAATCGAAGCGTTTACCTCTATTTTTTCAACAATCCCGATTTGGCATAAACGAATAAACAAAAACGGCGAAGTCGAATATTACGACAACGACTACATAAAAAAGATATTAACACTAAAACCGAATCCATTACAAAACGCTTCACAGTTTTGGAACTCGGTAATTACGGATTTGCTTTTATATAACAACGTTTTTATCGAACCTATCTTCGATTATTCAAACGGATATTTAAAATATCTGTATGAACTACCAAATAAAAGCATACAATTTTCAATTCAGGCTGACAATGCTTATGTGCAGTTTTATGACGGCGCAAGCGCAGGAGCGATATACAATTTAAAAAGTTTAATTTATTTAAATAGATTTAGCAACACAAAGGGCGGCGAACGTACGAATCTCGGATTGTACGAAACGGTTATAAATTCTCTCGGAGAGCAAATTGTAAACGTTGCAAATCCGAAAAAAGTAAGGGCACTTTTGCAGGGAAATTCAATGGGCGCGGGGCAAATAAAAGATAAAGACCGCGTCGGGGCAATGGAAAAAGTCAAAGCAAGTTTTGACGATAACATTCAAGGCTTGGCTTATTTGGATAAGGCTTGGACGGTAACTCCGATAAATTGGCAAGAAAATGATGTCAATCGGGATTTAATGGCGTTTGTTATTAATATTGTTTATAACTATTTCGGAATATCGGATACGATTATAAACAACAAAGCAAGCGAACTTGAAATGAGTTTGTTTATAAAAAACAGAATCAAACCGCTTGCAAGTCAAATAGAAAGCGAATTAACTAGTAAGTTATTTACTGAAAATGAAATCAATTTCGGCAATAGAATTGAACTTGACACGCAGGCGCTATTAACAACAACAATGCAGTCATTGACAAATATGGCAAACTCGGCAAGCAGACAAGGCTATATGAATTTGGATGAAATCCGCGAATACTTTGGACAGCCGCCTATTCCAGGCGGACTTGGAAAAATGTACAGAACAACGGGCGATACAATCAATCTTGAAAAAGTAGACGAATATCAAGCGGCGCAAAAAGGTGTGCAACAGCAAACGATAGCTACAACAAACAACGCAGATAATAACGTTGTCGATATAAATACTAATAACAGCAAGGAGTCAAAAAATGAATGATTTAAAACGAAGCGAATACGTTATTCGTAAAATAGAAACAAGAGCCGATGAAAAGCAAGAAAACGGAAAAAAGTTAGTATTGCGTGGATATCCTATACTGTTTAATACCGAAGCAAAAATTTATGATTATTGGTATGGTGAAATTGAAGAAACAATTTTGCCGACAGCGTTAGAAAAAACTGATTTGACAAATGTTTTTTTATTGGGCGGACATAATCCTGACAATTTGCTTGGAAAAAACGGAATAAATATGCGTGTCGAGGTCGACGAGGTTGGTTTGTTTTTTGAATGCAATCTGCCGAATACTCAAATGGCGCGCGATATTTATAATCTGGTTGAAGCAGGCATACTGGACGGAATGAGCTTCGGTTTTAGGTGTAGCGATGAAATCAACCCCGAAACAAAAAAAAGAACGATAACGCAAATCGACGAGTTGTACGAAATCACAATAACGCCTTTCCCCGCATACAAAGAAGCTAGTGTTATTGCAATGAAAAATGCGGAAAGACAGGAACAGAACAAAAAGCAAGAAGACATTGATAAAAAATTAAAAGAATTGGAGGAGATGTAAAAAAATGGACGGAATTATTGAAGAAATCCGTAACGCAACAATGGAAATCGAAGCGTTAAAAGCCAAAAAGGAAAGTATCAAAAAGTTGGCGCAGGAACACCGCGACACTATGACCGATACGAAAGAAATTGAAAAATCGCAAGCGGAAATCGCGGCGGTCAACAAAGACATTGAAACAAGAGAAACAAATTTAAAAACGTTGCAGGACAACGCAAAAAAAGAAGAGGAAAAAAGGAGCGTAATGCATATGGAAATGCCGATAAACGGAATTGAGGTAAGGGATGACCTCGCGAAAAAATTTAAAGAAACGAGAACTCTTAACGTTAAAAGCGAAGAGCTAAGAAGCGTATTGCTTGCTTCGGCAGGAATCGCAAAACCGACAATAGTTAACGGAATATCAGACCCGTTTAACACACAAATTAGTATTCTCGACCAGGTCAAAGTTATAGACGTGACAGGCGCGGGAACCTTTAAAGAAAGTTTGTTAAAAACGCATTCTGCCGCAACGACAAAAACCGACGGAATCGCACAGGACGCAAGCGACCCCGTTTTCGGTTCGGTAACATTAACGCCTGCAATGATTGGAGTTACTACTTATGTCTCAAGAGAACTTAGAAAAACAACCCCGCTTAATTATATGGCAAAAGTACAGGAGAGCGCGTTAGTTGCTTTGAAGGTTAAACTTGCGCAGGACATTGTAACAAAAATTAAAGCTGCAACGGACGACGCAAGCGCGGCGCTTTATCAAACTTTAACCGCAACTTCCACAAACGGAATGTTGCCGTCAACGACCGGAACTATTGACAGTAAAACTTTAAGAAACATTGTTATGAATTACGGCGGCGACGCAAACGTTTACGGCAATGCTAGATTGTATTTAAATAAAACCGATTTAATCGCTTTCGGCGACGTACGCGGAACAAACGAGAAGAAAGCGGTTTATGAAATTACTCCTGATGCGGCAAATCCAAATACGGGAATAATTAAGGACGGCGGACTTAGCGTTCCTTATTGCATAGTTCCGACCCTCACTGCTCTTTCGGGAACGGCGCAGACTTCAAGCGCAATTCAGACAATGATTTACGGCTCTGCATTAAATTTCGAATTGGCATTGTTTGGCAATTATGAAATAAGAGTTTCGGAAGATTATAAATTTGCGGAAGGACTTGATACCGTTCTCGGCGAAGTTATGACGGCAGGAAATGTTATTGCTTATAACGGTTTTGAAATCGTAACTATTCCGTCAAACGCTTAAATTCAAAAATATAACGGAGGCATAAAATGGCTGATAACGCAAGAACAAGATTTTTAAAATTATTGTCTTGTATTCAACACGGCTCAATTGAAAATGCCCCTGCTGATTTAAGGACTGACCTCGACAAGCAAATGTATGCGTGTGCGCTAGATAACGACGACTGGGATGACGAAAAACTCGCTTATGTCGTCGGAAGCACACCGTATGCCATCGATTGGCTATCCTTAACAGACGGAGGCTCTGCATTAACTCCCGAAACTGGCATTTTATATATAATTGCAAGCGCGGGAACATATTTAAACAGATTATATCGATGGAATGGAACAACTTATACAGATGTCAGTCCGTCACTCGTTATCGGCACGACAACAGGAACGGCTTTTGACGGCGTAGTTGGACACGGAATTGATTTGGCTTTAAACGCAATAGGAATTACTATTTATGTTGACGGCGATATAGGAAGTGACGAAAATTCGGGAACCGCGGCATATCCCGTAAAAACTATTGGCGGCGCAATAGCACTTGCTAATACTTTAACGGACGCGGAGGGATTTACATTTCATATTGCTCACGGAACTTATATCGAAGACGAAGATATTACTTTGCCCGACAAGTTTATTACGATTTATGGAAATAATTCTGAAATCAGAAACACTGGGCACACAATTACAATTCCGAATCCGTCTTTTATTAGATATAATCTAGTCACGACTTCGGACATTGTATATAGCACGTTTATGAGCGGAGCTAGAAGTGTTGTTTTTGGCGGCGCAATTATAGGGAACATCACCAATAATTCTTACGTTGAATTTACACAATGTCAATTAATTAGCGGAGTTATTACGACTGGAGCGACAGGTCAAACCGTTTGCGCTCTTACTTCTCCGACTAGCAAATTTGTTTCAACTGGTGTTTTGATTTTAGATAAATTAAACATAAATACAAATTATGCGGGTTATCT